AACCGACATTACAACCAACGGAAAAGAAATACAAAGTTTACCACCTACGATGCAAATTGAAATAGTTAAACCACTAACGGAAGATGAATCTTAAAGCCACAATAGTATTTCAAAAGAATTGGGAGGCTATACATTTAAAATGTTATTTTGTTAAAAAAAAGCAAGATAACATTTTTGAGTTTTATGGACTTAATAAAGAAAGTGGCGATTATAAATATAAATTTGATACTGAGGTAGATTTAAAAAAATATCGACTTGATACATATGAATCAATGAGTTATTTGTGTGATATTAACAACTTACAAGAGTTTGATATAAATTACAGATACAACCGATACAAATACATTTTAAATCGTGGCTCTTCTCGTTCAAGTAAAACAATATCTTTAATCGATTGTTACGATTTATACGCAAGGCAAAACGAGTTCAAACGATTGACCGCTTGGCGTGATACTAAAACAGATTGTAAAAAGACAGTTTTAAACGATGCTATTAAACATTTACGTAAAACAAACCGATACAAAGTAAACCAAGAATTTAACAAAACAGAATCAATATTTACTTATTCAACAAGTAGTACTTTTGAAATTCACGGAACAGATGACGAGGAGGCGGTTCACGGATTAGAGCAAGATGCAAGTTGGTTAAATGAGCCTTACAAAATTAGTAAAGACACGTTTGACCAAATTGACATGAGAACGTCTGATTTTATGTTTATTGATTTAAACCCTAAAAAAGACCATTGGAGCGATGACGTGCAAAAAGACCCTCGATGCTTAGTTATTCATTCAACATTTAAAGACAATCCTTTTTGTCCTATTGAGCAAAGAAATAAAATACTATCATACCAACCAGTTAAACGTTCTTATGTTGTAGAAAACGAACTAATACAAGAAATTGAGGCGGTTAGATATGACTTTGATAAAAACCCTCTTAATTTTGAAAGTAAATACTTAAAAGAATTATTACGTTGCGTACTGAATGAAGAGAAAAGAAGTGCATCAATAGTAAAGTGGGATATTTACGGATTAGGGGTTAAAGCGGAACGACCTGATAGAATATTTACAGATTGGGAGGAAATCGATTATTATGATTATTTACGATTAGATACTAATGTTATTTTGTATGGTGTTGACTGGGGAAAAGTTGATAAGTTTGGAATAGTTGAAGTTAAATATTACGATGGTGCAATTTATGTGAATGAGTTAAATTATTCAAGTGAGGACGAACTAAAAGAAAAATTAACACCACACGAAAGAGTATTATTAAAAGACAGAAACGAGGGTTTAGTAACTTGGTTATTTTCTAAATTAAACATTCGTAAAGAGCGCGATATAATTTGCGATAACAACAGACCTTTAAAAATTAATGCATTACGTACTAATGGTTGGAAAAGAGCCGTTGCAACATTAAAACCAAATGATAGTATATTAGATGGAATAGATTTATTACAAAACATTAAAGTTTATTATACGTCAATTTCGCATAACATTAAGTATGAGGCTGAAAATTATAGTTGGAAAAAAGACACTAATGGTAAAGTTATTCAAGTGCCTGAGGATGTAGATAATCACTTAATAGACCCTATTAGATATGTGGCTTTATATTTACAAGCTAAAAGAGTAATAAAAATAATTTAACTTATTTGTAATTAGTTTAAATAAATATTATATATTTGCATTAACTATGTGAAGTAGCATAGTACAAACAATGAACGTAAACACAACTAAAATACAAGGAAGCCTTAACTGATTAAATTCGGTTAAGGCTTTTTTACTTTTATAATATGGGTCATTTTTCATTTTCCTGGGGAAATCAAAACAACTTACCTAATTACGTTGAGCGTGATAGTGCTGGTAATTTTTTCTATTCCATTATGGATATGTTTCAAAATGGAACTACTAAAAAATGGAAAAGCGAAAAGGCTAAACTTGAACAATGTTTAAATAATCCAGCATTATTAAAAGTATTATCATTTAGAGCAGATTTATATTCACAAGCAAAAATAGATAGGTATTTAGATAATAAAGAAGTTGAAAAGGATTTTTTATATTCACAATCTAAACAACCTAACGACTGGCAAAGTTGGATTGATTTGCGTTGGGATATTTCTTTTTATAGAGATTTAGGAACGTGTTATATTTATAAAGAGGGCGATGTTACTTATTGTTTAAATCCGGTAGGAATTGATTTTACTGACAAACAAATTAAAAAATTTGGTAAGTTGACATTCTCAAAATATGGTAGTGAAAGTCGAAACAATATGCGTAATGACACATTTACCTATATTAACCAAAACGGAGAAAAACAACAATTAAAGTTTAAGAATTTATACATACTATCTGATTTATCAAATGGAGTTAGTGGTAATTGGTTAAAAGGCAATAGCAGATTAGACGCATTATATCAAGTTGTCTTAAATAGCGAACTTTCACTAACTGCTAAAAATAGAAATTTACTATTTACTACTAAATTTTTAGTAAGCGGTCAAAGTGATGAAAGCGATATTTATAAGCAACCAATGGATGATACAGAACAAAAGTCTGTTGTTAGTGGTTTGTTAAATAAAAATATCGTAGTTACACCAAGTAAGGTGGATATTACTCAAATGGTAAGTAATTTGCAAAGTCTTAAGTTAGACGATAGCTATATTGCTGATTTAACCATTATAGGTAATATGTACGGAATGACTAAAGATGTTTTAGACATTGTTTCAAAAGGTAGTACTTACGAAAATAAGGAAAAGTCTTTAGGTGCTTTTATTGATTATTCACTAATGCCAAAACTTAACCAAGAAAATGACCTTTGGGAGTTAGTTTATGAAGTTGAGGATTTAAGAGGAACATTTAAACATTTACCATTTAATGCGGTATTTGAAATTGACAGAGTAAACAACTTAAAAGTAATGTTAGAGAATTTAAATCTTGCTAAAGAGTTAGGAATGAATGAAACGGATTTAAAAAATAAATTAACTGATTTATGGGAGCGGAATTAGAAAAAACAAAACAAGAAATAGACAATAAAATTAAAGAATTAGAAAGTAGAGAACATCCAAATCTATCTTTAATTAATAGCTTAAAAGCAAAAAAAGCGATGTTAAAACATAATATTGTATTAAAATGATAAAAGTATTAGAGTTTCCAAATAAGGAATTTGCAACAAGAGAGGATTTATTCAAAGCATTAGTAGAAAATAAAAAAGAATTAGTTTCTATTAAGAAATCAGTTACTAAAAATGCCGATGCAGTTTCTTTTAGTTATTTAGATACGTCGGTAAAAATCGACACAACTAAAGAGGATATTCAAGAGCAAATGCAAGAACCTAATCAATTAAATGTAAAAGTTGTTATCAACACTACTAATTTTTTAGATAGTCATAATGATTTGCACGTTAACGGAATTTGGAATAAATCTGTAAAAGATAATACTTCATTTTTGCACTTACAAGAACACGAAAGAGAATTTGACAAAGTTATCAGTGATAACGCTAAAGGTTATGTTCAGTCAATGACTTGGAAAAAATTAGGTTTACCATACGATGGAAAAACTGAGGCTTTAATATTTGAAAGCACAATAGATAAAAAGCGTAATGAATTTATGCTTAATCAATATGCTAATGGTTGGGTTAAAAATCATTCAGTTGGTATGCGTTACGTTCAATTAGAATTAGCAATTAACACAGAGGCTGAATATGACAAAGAATATAAAGCGTTATGGGATGAGTTCTATCCATTAATAGCTAACAAAGAAGTAGCTGATGAAAGAGGTTACTTTTGGGTAGTAAAAGAAGCAAAAATTATAGAGGGTAGTGCAGTAGTTATGGGAAGTAATTCCGCAACACCTACATTAGAAAATAAAACATTTGAAGCCGTTGAAAACACTTCAACTGATGAGCCGTCAGAGGACACTCAAATCGAGAACAAACAGAAATTTAACTTATTCATTAAAAATTAGAACAATGAACAAATTTGAACAATTTTTGGCTACAAAGAGCCTTAATTTAACTCAATTTAAAGCATTAGAAATTGAGAAGCAAGCCGATATTCAAAACGAATATTTAGGGCATTTAGAATCGTTGATTGATAAATCAATGACAAAAGAGCAAGTAACTGCTGAATTGAAAACACAAGAAGAAACTTTAAAAGAGTTTTTAGGTACTGAAATCAATGCACAGATTTTAGAACAAAGCAAAGGATTAGCAACAGACAAAGAGGGTGTTTTAACTACATTCTTTAAAGAAAATGCTGAAAACTTTAAGGAAAATGACAAGTCTTATAATGCAGACACAACAATTAAAGCTGCAGCATTAATGACTACTGCAAACGTTGTGCCTAATGCAACAAACGGATTTTCACCTTTGTTTGGTAACTATATTGACAACGAAATTGGACAAACTCCAAAACCTGATTTGGCTATTTTACCATTGATTACAATTAAAAACCAACCTGGAACAGAAGCTATTTATCATACTTCACGTTACAATGAAGAGGGAGACGCTGAATTTATTGCGGAGGGTGGATTAAAACCATTAGCAGATGCAGAGTGGAAAACAGACAAAGAAGCGGTAAAAGAGGTTGCGGTACGTTGGAAATTTACTAAAAGATTAATGAACCACGCACCAGCAGTTGTTTCTGATTTTATGGAACACGCTAACGAATTAATGGAGCAAACAATGGACGATGGCGCATTGTCAGGAGATGGAACTGGTAACAATTTAGAGGGTATTACTGCAACTGGAGTAGCTTCAGCATTTGTTGTGCCTACTCAATTAGCAGAATATTATCCAACTGCTAACATTTTTGACGTTATTATGGCGGTTGCTACACAAGTTCGTTTAGCTAACTTCAAAGGTCAACTTACTTGTGTGTTAAACACAGTTTGGGAAGCTAAAATGAAAGGTATTAAAAACTCTCAAGGGGATTATATTGTACCTCCATTTGTATCTCCTGATGGAACTAAAGTAGGTTCTGTAAATGTTGTATTTAGAAATAAATTTCCTGATACACACATATTAGTTGGAGATTTGAAAAAATTCAACTTAGTTATGGCTGAAAACGTAACTTATGATGAGGGTTACGAAAATGATGACTTCTCTAAAAATTTAGTATCTAAAAAATTAGAGGCGTTTATGGGAACTTATATCAAACGTGGGGACGCTGGTTCAATCGTTTATGATGACATTGCTGGAATTTTAACAGATATTGAAGTACCAATAGTTTAATTAGTAATTTTAAATCTTAAATAATAATGGCAAAAGAAAAAACAGAAGCAACAACCTATTCAAGTAAGGCAATGTTGTTAGAGAACGCTGAAAAAGGTACTAAAATAAAGTACGCTGACAGACTGAATGTTGAAATTATCGCAGAAACTAAACACTATAAAGTAGGTATAAAAGTATCTCCACATAGAATTAAAGCAGAAGCGTTAATTAAAGCTGGAATTGCAAAAGAATTAAAATAACACCTAAAAAGTAATTAATTATGTACCTTATAAGCACACAAGAGTTTAATAGAGCTTTTTTAATATCAAATGTTAACGAGGCGAATACTGGTATTAACGAACAAGTTAATGCTTATATTGATTCTTGTGTGCCTAAGTTACTAACTAATGCTTTAGGAACTTCTCTTTTTGCTGATTTAAACTCACAAATAACAGATGGAGAATTAAACGATGATGCAGACCAAAAATGGAAAGATTTAGTAAATGGTGTTGAATACACTAAAGATGATAAAACCTATGTTTGGCGTGGACTTGTTTACGAAAATGGACTTTTTAAAGAAAGTTTGTTAACTCCTTATGTTTGGTATGAATGGTATCGTGATAATTTAACTACTATGACTGGTGTAGGTCAAGTACAACTTCAAGCAAAAAACGCTGACGTTGTAAATCATAAACCATTATTAGTAAAAAATTGGAATACTTTTTTAGAAATGTATCAAGGGTTCACAAGTTATGAATGTGCGCCAAGAGTAAACTTTATTGATGGGGTTTGTTTTGTTGATTATTTCAACGGAAACAACACTAACAACGAGGTTAATTTAATACAATTTCTAAAAGATAATCCAACGAATTATACTGATGCTAATTGTTATATTTTCACAGATACAACAAAATATAATAGATTTTCAATATGATAGTCGCAAGTGCATTAAAGAAAGTATTTGAGGGTTTAACTTACGGAGAAAGTAATAAATCGATTAAGTTCGGTTACGGAGACCAAAAAGAATTAAATCTTTGGATAGTTGACCAAAACAAGAAAATGAATAGTAGTAAATATCCATTAATTTGGTATGTTTTAAACGAATATACCGAGTTTAAAGGATGGATAACTACTGATGTAAGACTTGTTTTGATGCACGGAACTAAAACAGACAAATTCAACGAATGGCGTAATACAGAAAGTTACGTAAAAGTTTTAAATCCAGTTTGGGCGGTTGTTGAGAATGCGTTATCAAGTAATGGGAATATTGAGGTGTTTGGAAGTTTTGAAAATAGATTCACACAAAGAGACGAGCCTAATTTAGGTCAAGAAAGTAATACAAACGATATTAAAACATCAAATAGCGGTAAACGTGAGAATACTATAATTGATGTCGTAGATTGTAAAGTGATTACTTTTAAAATGCGAATAAACGTAAATTGTATAATTTAATAAATAAAATAAAATGGTTTTATATAATCAAAAAGATTGTCTTACTACACGTAAGAACTTAGGTTTACCTGACTGCATTTTGCAAGAGGGTAGATTGACTGGCTTTATTATGACACCTAAAGGTTGGGCTATAAACCTAACAAATGATGCGTTCGATTTAGAATATGTAAACGAGCAAATTCAATTAGGTAATTTTATTCCAGTATTAGGGGCGGTTGAGGCTACAAATAACACACCTGAGGCTACTACTGAGGAGTATCAAGGTGGCGTTATGTCAGTAGTTAGAAACGGATTACCTAACTTTACTTTTAAATTTCTAAAAGGTGGTTGGAAGTTTGCAAATGCTTTGTATTCTTACAATTCATTTCAAGCATTCGATGTGCTTTTTGTATTTTCAAGTGGTGCGGTAGCTGGAGCAACTAACGGAACTACTTTAAGCGGTTTCGATTTAGGTATGTTGAATAGCGGAACTTATATGTTTACAGATGGGAATACCTCTGCAAGTGTATCGGTAACAATGCAATTAATCAACGAAACACAATTTAATAGAGATGTAGCGTTATTAGATGCGTCTGTTTTAGATTTCAATGTTAATAGCGACATTAACCCTATTACTGATATTGTGATGACTGGGCGTGCTGACGTAAGTGCTGACAAAGTTTATTTCAAACCAACATTTGATATGAACCAATCAACTACTTTAGGCGGTATTGCAATATCAAATCTAAGAGTAACTATTGACGGAACTGCAACAACTATTGTAGCTTTATCATTAAGTTATAATAGTACTACTAAAGAGTACGAATTTGAGCCAACAGATGCATTTACTACATCGAGTTCAATTGTAGTTCAGTTGTATGATAGTGTTAATTCTGTTGCAACTGCAAAGATAGGCACACGTTACTACAAAGGAGCAACTGCAAGTATTACACCAACTGCGTGAATAACTGGGGTTTTCGCAAGTGAATTTGGAGTTGAATTTGAGTAAGTCGAAAATATCCAAATAAAAATGTAAAAAAGGGATAAAATTGTGTGTGATATGGTGAAATTATCAAACTGCTTTTTTATTCCTTTTTTTAATTAATTTAATAAATATAAAAAAATGACAAACGCAGAATTAAAAATGCAAATAGATGCGGATATTACAAACAAAACAACTGCCGAAAGTGTTACTACTGATAATGTAGGTGATAATTTAAAAGATTTAGTTGATTATGTTGACCAAGAAGTACGAACTAAAGTAGTTAAAAGAATCATAACACATTCTGAATTATTAACTATTTTCACTACACCAATAACACTTTTACCAGCCACAAGCGGTAAGGCTTATATTCCAAAAGACATTATTATTAAATATATTGATAATGATGGATGGAGTTCAGTAGGAACTTGGAGGGTTTTATTAGATTCAGTTCAATTAACAAACTTTTCTTCTCAAATGGGTGGAACTACTAATAAAGAACAAGCTACTTATTTATTATTAGGAAATCCTAGTAATACAACTACAAGTTTCTTTAATAAAGCTGTTACTTTTACAAGTTCAGCAAATCCAACTGCTCCAAACAATCCAAATACTACAGTTGCGGTTTATTTGAGTTATTTTGAAGTTGTTGAGTAATAAAAAAATAATTTTTAACCATTGTGTAAAAGCAATGGTTTTTTTATTAACTTTGTTTAATCATAGTATAAAATGTTTAGGGGTAAACAACAAGGATGTAAGGCAATCAATTAATTTTGGTTGCCTTTGTTCATTAAAAAAGTAATAAAATGGAAGTATTCGGTAAACATATTTTCGGCAATGATGCCGAGCAATGGCTAAAACTTTGTAAAGAAAGTAAAAGAGAATGGATTTTAAAAAATACAAATCAAACAGATAATAATTTGATTGATGAGTTTATAAACAATCCGAAAATATCAAAAGAGTGTAAATGTTTAGATTGTGGTAAAAATGGGAATAAGCGCAAAACAATACCAACAGAGGTTGCAACCGATGTTATCGATAGTAACACTAAGGGAGATAGCAGACGAGGAAATACGAAAAGAGGAGGAAACAATAAAAGGACTTAAAGAACAAGACTTTTTAGAGGGCGATATTTATGGCAATGAAACTTTAGATAGTTATAGAAGTAAGAAATATGAACTTTTTAAAGCTGGAAAAAATCCTTTGGCTGGCGGAGCGGTAGATTTAATTTTAACTGGAGATTTTGTTAATGCTATGAAATTAAATAAACCAAAACAAGGTAAATATTTATTTGGCAACACAGATGAAAAAAGAAGTAAATTAGTTAGTAATTATGGGGAAGGTATTTTTGGATTAAATCAAAAGGTATTCTCTAAATTTCAAAAAGATATTATTGCGCCAAGATTTATAAGAAACATTAAAACAAAAACGAAAATTGCCTAAATACAACAACATAAATAACATTCCAGCTAAGGTTTTCTTTGAAATACTAAAGACAAAAAACTATCAATTGCTTAAACCAAAACCAAGAGAAAAGGATTTGGAAAACGTATTTATTAGTATTTACGATGACTTTTTTATTCAGTCTGAAAATCCTGAAGCTTTTAGATATTTAGAATTGACAAAAAATATAGCTTTTTTGGAGTACAAAATTGCAATGATTAAGCAAACTTTAGGCTTTCTATACTATTCTACAACCACAAGGCAAATGCGAATAGATTATATTTATGCTTTAAAAGAGGGTTGCGGAATTGAAATAAATGTTGATGTTGATTTTAGTGATGAAGTTAAACGTATTTTAACCGAAAATATCGGATGGATTGAAAATGATTTAAACTTTGATAAATTAGAGTTAAAGCAAATGTTAAATAAGTCTAAAGGTAAAGAAATGAATTACATTCAAAGAATTATTGATTTAGCGGTTGCAAGTCCACAAAATTTAATGATTAAACAAGATATGACTTTATTAGAGTTTGTTCACACAGAAAAGGCAATACTAAAATATAATAGCGAATTACAACAACGAAATAAGAAATAGAAATGGCAGAATTTATTGAGATACTTAGTCCAAGTGCTTTAAAAGACTTACAAACTGCAAATGTAGAAGTACTAAC